GAAACGGCAACGACCGAAACCGACAACCGGTGACCCTGTACCGAGTGCGCGAGTCTTGATCATTACCATTCCGCCGTTGCGTTGATCGCCTGTCCCTGACGTATTTCCTTCGATTGTAGTGATCGAATCCGACGCAACTTTGACCACAATTCCGACGTGCGAAATTTTGTCCACGCCATCGTGCGGAAAATTCATGAATGCGAGATCTCCGACTTGAGGCGCTTCTCTAAATTTAGCAAGATTCTTAAACGCGTGAGCCCCTGCCGCCGTTGAGATAACCGATGGAATCTTTACTCCGGCTTCTTTGTAGACCCAGTTACAGAATGAACCGCACCACGGCAGACCATCGACTCCGAAGGCTTTCCCGTACTTAGTTAGGTTGTCGCCTTCTTCAACGGTACCGACTTCGCCCAGAGCGATTTCGATAACTCGGTGAAGAGTGCCGTTAGGAAATGTCATTTCTTTTCTTGAGCCTGTTGCTCATCGTAGAACGCCTTAGTCATTGACGTAAATTCGCCATTTCCTCGGTCGATGATTACGTGTTCAGTAGTTGAACCGTCAAGATTAGTTACTTCGATTATTTCTATTTTATCCATTTTACAACTCCGCACTAAATCCGAGATAACTAGAGGTTGAATTGTTGGCAAGTACCATTACTGGACGATATTTTGTCAATCCTGAGGCTACAGTCGCATTTATGGAACTTGCAGTCTTTGACGGCAAACCATTCGTAATACTTGTGACGGCAATAATTCCGCCAGTCGTATCTTCTTGAAGTGCGACTAAATTGTAATCAACGGAAGTTGCAGCGACTCGCAAAGTTACAGGATTAGGAATTGTACAAGCCGCGATTGTTGTTGAACCGTTGATTCCGCTTCCATAATAATTGTAGGCAGAATCGCCACCTGTTCGCCAGTAGTACCGCTGACATAACGCCAATTCGCCTTGAATGGTACCGCTAGCAGTTTGGAAAGGTGTCGCAGTTGAGCCCTCTTCAAGTTGAACGCCCCAGATATCAATGACTGATCCTGCTGAAACAACTTGACGAATTCCTACCGCTAGATAACTGCTGGTACCAATAGTTTTTCCCGAAATACTAGCCACGGAAATAGTAAAAGAATAACGAGCCCAAGAAGTAGTTAGAGTTAGAGCAGGTGTAGATGAATACACGTCGCCAGATCCGCCACTTCCGAAATTTTGCAAGAGATAAACCAGTGAAGTTCTTGCACTATCGGCTTTCGCCCAGAATGAGAGAGTAACCGTGTCACCTGCAAAGGTGCGAACATTTTCGATTCTTTGTTGTATGTCAAGATTTGTTAATGTACCGACTGTCGTAATTGTGTTTCGTGCAAAGAATGACGCTTCATAACCTGCAACCGGTGCGGTTCCTGCCGTGAATGATTGTTGCGTCGTTGTCATAGTAGTGACTGCCCCAGCAGGTACGGTTAAAAATCTATCCGCAAAATATCCGTTCAAGTTGCTAAAAGTTGTTCCGCGTTGCCAATTATTCATCGCGCCATTAATAACCGCGTTCTTACCTGCGGCATATTGTCCTCCGCCGTAGTTCGCTTCGTCGAATGTAAGCGTTACGGCTCCAGAAGTTCCGCCACCTGTAAGTCCTGTTCCTGCTACGACTGAAGTAATGTCTCCGACTTGTGGCGTGACCCAAGTGAAGTCCATATTTGTCGCCGAAGTTTTGGAAAGCACTTGTCCAGTCGTGCCTCCAAGTAGATCCGCCATCGATGTATCGACACCTTGACCGAATACGTTGAAATCTGCCGGAAGATCCGTAACGAGATCCGTGGAAGTCGGCATGACCCAGCCGAAGTTAGTTGTTGGATTAGCCATTATTTTCCCTTTCTAAGCCACGACGAGCGCGTGTTCGAAGTCGAGTGTAGGCGAGAGAGTGTTCCATGCTTCGGCGACACTCACGTCCTCCCATTTCATCGCTTGAAGTGAGAATGCAAGCGGTGAAAGTAGAAGAGTTATAGATAGTTCGTTGTATGAGGCTGAGAATCTCCAGCCCTCTATGAATCCAAGAAAAGTTCCTGCCGCCATGTTTGTCGGAAGATTTGAGAGCGAAATCGGTTGTCCCATGAATGCACCGATAAGAGCGTCACGATCTGCGTCGTCAAGTTCGGGATTTGTAAGAGCAAAAGTAATTGACTCCAGTATCGGAAGCGGATAAGCGCGGAGTGTCAGATAGAAAGCGGCTTGAGATTCTGCGTCTGCCTTGTGTTTGATTGTTGTCGTAATGATTTGAGCAAGATCGCCATATAGTCCGATTGAAGTCGGATCCGAATCATTGACCGAAGAACCGGAAGAGACTCCATATTTAATCGTCACGTCGTTTCGAATATCTCCGGCTCGAGTCTGAATTTTGATTCCTTGTCCGAGAGCCTGATTCGCGTCGAGATCCGTGTAGCCGTTAGCTGCGAGATAAGTAGATCTATGAGTTGAGTCTGCATAAGAGATTCGCCCTTGAGCGTCCTCGTAAAGATAGCCAAGTCCAGAAGTAGCAAGTGCGGCAACGAGTGAATAAACGTCTGTCACCGAAGAAGAACGGTGTGCCAGTTCGTAATTTCCTGGAGTGTCTATTTCGCCCAGTCCAACATTCTGGGCGGTCGCCCATGTAGCCGTCGGATCATAAGTTGCCCACGTTAGAGCCGCCGGAACTTCGCTCCAATTATTAAGTAGAACGTCCGAAAGAATTGTAAGAATCTGATCTCCGTCGAAGTCCTGAGTTAGAACGCCGTCGGTAAGTGCCTTTTGAAGCCTTGAGAGAGCCCCTAGAGCCGTGATAGTTATAGTTTGAGATATTCCTACGGAACCGACTTGAGAGACGATTACACCGACGTCCACAATAGATCCGCCGAATATCGGGACATAGGTTCCGGAGGTGTCTTTGACTTCTATTGAAAGAGAATCGTTAATCGTCGGGATTATTGCCGACCCGTCTAAGTTGATTAGATTTATCGTCGCATAGCCGGCTTGTGCTTGAATATAGATGTTCGAGCGTCCAGAAGTAATCGAGAGGTTCGCAAGCGTGACCGTCGTATAACTGACGCCATTTATCGAGACGTCCCAGATTGGGCTCCATTGTGTCACTTGATGCCGACGAACTGAGACGCGCCACCTGTGCCTCGGTAATATCCATTATTCATCACTTCGGCAATTTGTCGCGCGGTTCCCTCTGCGTCGATTGCACCATTGACCGTGATGTTATTGACTATTGAAGATTCGCGTTGGAATTGCCCTGCCTCCATAAGTGCAATAGATGAAGATTTACCAAATGACGGAACGAAGTTAGCCGAAGGATTGAAGAACTGCGGTGTGTCACTTGTCGCACTAGTAGAACCTCCAGAAGTTGAGCCGCCTCCAGAAGTTGAGCCGCTTGCACTCATGTTTGGAATTGATGTCGTAGATCCTGCAACGTTTGGGACGCTTACTTTTGGAACCGTAATTGAAGGAGCCGAAATCTGTGAAACGTTAGGCAAGAATGGAATTGTGTTATAGGCGCGAATGAGTGTGTTTATTCCACCAACTGCCGCCGAAATCATTGGATTAATCATGTCAAGAACGGAAGCGATAACGTTGATTACGCCTCCGGCAACTTGAGCGAGAATTCTCAAACCGTTCATCATGACGTCCATAACTGGAGGCAAGAATCGTTTAATCAATTCAAAGAATGACATAAAGGATTCTTTATTATCTTCGATTGCTTTTGTTATAGGTTTGAAATAATCCGCGAATCTTCCAAGTGCTGGAATAACTTTGTCAATTACGAATTGGACTAGATCTTGAATAATTGGAAGAAGTTTTGCTCCGACTGATTCCTTTGCTTCGTCGAATGTAACCTTGAGGATTTCCATTCGTCCGGCGAATGTCTTTGCATTAGCGGCAGAAGCCCCACCGAATAAGTCTGAAAGTTTGCCTTGAACTTCCGTGAAACTCATCGCCTTCAATTCGGCGGCGGATAGTCCGATTCCTAACTTTCCGAGTGAAGCGTTATTGCCGTCGTATGCCTTACCGAGAGCGTTTGCAACGCCTTCCAAGTCTTTACCAGTCGCTTGAGATATATCAAGTGCAAGAGTAAGAAGATCTTGAGCCTTGCTTGCGTCGTTTGTGGAGAGTGCCAGACGCGAAAGAGCCGGACGAAGTTTGTCGTCCGAGACTCCCGAAGCGAGAGACATTTTTAAGATGTTTTCTTCGATTGCTTTTATCTGGTCGTTCGTCGCGCCCGTTGCATTCTTGAGAGAGTTTGCAAGGCGTATCTGCGCCGCTTCGTCCTCGATTGCCGCTTTGACGCCTTCGATTGCTAACTTGCCAGCGTAGACGGCTGCGGCTGCTCCTGCGGCTGCGAATGCAAGTCCGGCTTTCTTTCCGAAGTCTCCGACTTTATCGCCGAAAGATTGAACGTCATTAGATCCAGCGTTGAGATTCTTTTTTAGATTATCTACGTCCGCAAGGATTGAGAGTTTTAACGTGCGTGAACCTGCCGCCATTACCACTCCTTCAATATTCTATCGAATGCATTCTCCCATTGAGTAATGATTTCCGGTTGTATTGCGCGAAGTGTCGGATAAATAAACCAGCCTTTAGATCCGCGTCCTTCACTTCCTGACCAGATAGGAAACTGCTTGAATTTATTGGATCCGAATTCGTTGCCGCCCCATAGTTGTTGAGTTGTTCCACCGCCTGAGAACTTTTGAGAAGCAAAGCCGAAAGAGAGTTCGCCTATCTTTGACGACTTTGAAACGCGACTACCGTCTGCAATTCGTTGCGCCGCAATCCCTCGAGTGCTTGACTTTTCTTTTATTTTGCCTTGAGCGAATTCTGCCAGAGCAGAAGATTCGCGTTTAGCTGCGGCGATTGCTTCATCGTCCATCGCTTTGAACGCGCCCGTGATTCGACGTAGATCCGCTTTGTCATAGGAAATCGGATCATTGTCCACGGCTTTGTTCCTCCAAGATCTCTTTTGCGGTGTAGATCTGCTCCGCCGTGACCCATTCGCTCATCGGAATGCCCGTCGCTATTGCTAACTCGACGAGCATTCGATTCACACTTCCGGCGGCGTAACTTTTGGGTCTTCGTCTCCAGTCCGTACGTCGGATACAGTTTCGCACCATATTTCAAAAGGCTTGACCGGCTTTCCGCCGGCTTCGCGTTTCATGGCATTCCACGCAAGAAATAAGAGATCCGATATCCCGATTTTTTCTTGTGCTTGTGAAATTGTGTATCCAGTTTTATTCTCCCATTTAGCCCACTCCGGCGGCTGAGCCGTGTAGGTTCCTGAGTCGCCAGACATGTATTCGATGGTGATTGGTAGTTTCATCTTTGCTCCCGTTCGTAGTGGTTAAGAGAATGTCTCGGCTGGAGTGCCGCTAACGAGCATAGCCCAAGTATCTGTCTGTGCGTCCGGCGCTGTTGCACCGACGGAAGGAAATACTGGAAAGACGTTGCAAGTAAAGACCGCTCCGGTGACTGCGGTGAATGAGACTGCAAGAGTCGTATTCGGTGCAGTATCGGCAGCCGTCCACATGGCTTCGAATAGAGATGAGGCAACGCCCCAGTCTGCGAGAAGTGAAAGATTGAGAGTCCATTGGTCGTCGATGTGCTTGTAGGCTTTTCCATCGAGTGTCTGATAAGTCGTAATTACCGGCGCATTGACGAGCGAAGCGGCGGTTGTTTGTGCGTCATAATTTACGGTTGCAATAGTCAAGACTAGATCGCGACCCGTGATGATTGTTGTTGGCATTACTTTATCTCCTTAGATTGTCTGTTGCGTGTAGTAGGTCGAGACCGATAGATCTGCTATGAGTAAATTACTCGCGCCGACTTGCATAACCGTCGGACGTTGAACGTCGCCGACAACGTATCCGACGGGCATAG